TTTTATTTTAAATCGTTCAATCGACGAAATTTTCATTATAATAGCCCCTACATTTCTAGCTCCCATTTGCGTGCATTTTCAATCAAATTCATCGCAGCCTCACCTTTTGTATCTCCAGCACCCCATGTGCAGTCACTATCTGGCGCACCCTGATAACTATCAAATGTCGCCATGAATTCTTGTCGGACGTCATCCCATTGGACATGAATTACGTACTGGCTGGTGTCTTTTCTCATTTGTTATCCCCTTTTTTATATGCAGCCATTATGCCACCGCAATGGCACTATGTCAACACATTGTCATAGATAATTTTTATACACAGCATCATATTGTTGTTTTTACTGGCATAAGGTATAGTTAAGCACAGACTTATCTACAGAAATTGTGTATAACCATGTTTGAGCGATATCACCATGACATTGACGATGCGACGGCTCTTGCGGCGTATTTATCTACTGTGCAGGCGCTTATTGACGAATTGATAACGAGATATGATATATGACAAGCACACGATGCCATACTTGCGTTGGTAGTGGCGAGATTATGGGCGGTGGAATGATGATGAGGGATTGCCCTCAATGTCATGGTGCTGGTAAGATACAAGATGTTGTGATAGAAAAAGTGATTCCAAGGAACATTATTGCTGATAGACGTAGCAAGACGTACCGGGATTCAATAACGAAGATAATGGAGTTGCATGATTGTGATCGCGAGAGAGCAACAGCAATATTTGATGAAGAATTTGATAAATTACCTGCTTAATATGTGAGGTACCGAAATGACCTCAACAAATAGACCTATTGGACGACCATCTCTCTATACCCCCGAATTAGCTGACAAAATTTGCAACTTAGTCGCTACAACCACTCTTGGAACTAACAAGCTTTGCAAGCTTCATGATGACCTTCCTGACGAAGGAATTATCTATGATTGGCGTTGGCGTTATGAAGATTTTAACCAGAAATACGTTAAAGCAAAAAGTAGACAAGCTGAACTAATGGCAGAAAAACTGCACGAATTGTGCGATGTTCCTACATTCATGGATAGTGATGGAATTGAGCGCGTTGATAGCGGGCGCGTAGCTCTTCAACGGCTAAAGGTTGATACTGTGAAATGGGAGGCCTCTAAGCTTGCTCCTAAAATATATGGCGAGCGCAAGCAAGAAGAGCAATCAAATCCTCAGGAAACGCTATCTAAAATACAAGCATTAGTTGCTGATTTAAATAAGACGAATGAAAGTGAAATATAAATGTGTGAGCAAGATTACATTAAATGGATAGATAAAGCGCTTCGTCTTAAAACAGAGAAAGGTTTCAAGCTATCTATGATTAGGTTGCAGGATGCTATGAAAAAATATGTTACTGAAGTTGATGGGGCATGCAATATGGTTGAGAGTTATCACCAATCTTCTTTATCTTATTTATTGCATCTTCATAGTGGACAAGACCTTAAAAATATTGAAATATGAAATCCTCGGCATTGACAGTGAAATGCAATGATTTGTAAGCAAAGTTTCACATTGGAATAACCGGTTGCCTGGATGTGAAAAACCTTACGAACATGAGTGGTAACGGCAGCTCATAAAAGGTGCAATTCCTTTAGGATTTCGCTATATTTAGGTGTTTATGAATGACCAACAACACGCTCAACTAATCTCTGATTTACAGTCAAGCTTCTTTCTTTTCGTCCGTACATTCTATCCAATATTGACAGGTCGTAATTTCATTATATCCCAACCGGACGGCCGAGAGTCCCATGTAGTGACTGTTTGCCGGGAATTGGTTAAATGCGCAAAGCTCGAAACATTGCGCTTGGTTACCAACATCCCCCCCGGCCACGGCAAGTCAACGCTCCTCTCGTTCTGGATAGCGTGGTGTATGGCTAGATACCCAGATAGCCGGTTTTTGTATATTAGCTATGCTGCTACATTGGCGGCTACGCATACTGATACAGTTCGTCGCATAATGATGTGTAAAGAATATAGGGAGTTATTTGGTGTCGAACTCAGGGCTGATAGCAAGGCTAAAGATTTTTTTCAAACAACCGCGGGGGGAGCTGTTGGAGCGTTTGGGTCTGCTGGCGCTATTACTGGCCGTGATGCTGGGCTTCCTGGTCTGGACAGGTTCAGTGGGGCGCTCATTCTAGACGATCCCCACAAGCCCGATGAGGTTTTCAGCGACACCATGCGTGAAAAAGTAATCCAAAATTACCGAGACACTATCCAGCAGCGCGCACGCGGAATAAATGTACCTTTCATAATGATTGGTCAACGACTTCATGAGGCTGACTTGGCGGCCTATCTATTAAACGGTGAAGATGGCCATGAATGGCGACGCGTCATCCTAAAATCTATCGATGAAGCAGGCAACGCCCTCTATCCAGAGGCCTTCCCCTTATCTATGCTGCGCATCAGACAAGAGCGCGACATTTACGTATTCTCAGCCCAGCATCAACAAGACCCGCAGCCAGCCGGGGGCGCCGTATTCAAGAAAGACTGGTTTGTTATCCTGGATGATGAGCCAGAGATTACATTCACATTCATTACGGCAGATACCGCAGAAACAGATAAGGACTATAACGACGCATCCGCGTTTAGCTTCTGGGGTCTGTATGAAATAGAAACGTTCGGCCGCAAGACCGGTGAATACGGCCTTCATTGGCTGGACTGCCTCGAAACCAGGGTCGAACCAAAAGACCTAAAAGATACCTTTATCGACTTTTGGTCAGACTGTATGCGGCACAAGGTATCACCTTTGCTAGCAGCTATCGAAAAGAAGTCTACCGGAACAACGCTTCTCTCAGTCCTGCAAGATGTCCGCGGCATTCAGATAAGAGACATACCGCGCAATCGGTCAAGCGGTAGTAAGACAGCTAGATTCTTAGAATGCCAGCCCCATATAGCTGCCAGGAAGATTAGTTTTACAGCCGGCGCTCGTCATGTTGAGACATGCTTAAACCACATGACTAAAATAACAGCAAATGAATCACATCGTCACGATGATATTTGCGATACAGCCGCTGACGCTATCCGCATTGCGCTTATTGACAAAACATTAATACATGCAAATAATGGAAAAACAGATTATAATCAACTTGCTAAAACCATCACCTCAAGTCAAAATAAGATTGACCGCCTAAGGCAGGCTGCCTATCGTAGTTAAAACTCTGTGAGGATACACAGTGAAGACAGTTGCCAAACGATACCAAGATGACTTAACCAAGATTAAGAACCGTGTTAAAAACGCGCACGAGTACTTTAAACAGAATTACGATCGCTACAACGAATTTATTCGCTTTGTATTCGAATCAAACCTAACTTCCGACGACATTACTTTATTGCAAACACGCAATATGCCTCAACTGGAGTTCAATACCTTAGCCAGCCGGGTTGCGCGCCTACTTGGTGAATTCAGCAAACAAGAGCCAGATATCATGGTCACGGCTGATGATGAAGACAAAGTTGACTGGATGACACTGAAAGTTGTCGAGCAACATCTTCGCCACGTTCTGCTGGACATTGACAATCATCATACTCGCTACCAAGTTATGAAAGACTTGCTGGGAGGCGGGTTTAGCGTACTCAAAGTATATACAGACTATGCTAACCCGATGTCGATGGACCAAGTCATCAAGATGGAAAGGGCCGAGCCTACGCTGTGCGTATTTGATAAGGTTGCTCGCTTTAGTCACAAAGGTGATGGCATGTTCTGCGCTGAATTATTTCCTAAGACGAAGGAAGATTTTCAGGCCGAGTATCCGGATGTTCCAGTAAATACCATGAGCTTTCGCCGTGACTTTGCCGGATTCAATTGGTCTTATTTAAATGACAATAGCGAAATTGTCGTTGTTGGCGATTATTACGAAAAGAAAAAGCAGGAGCGCACCATCGTCAAGGTCCGTGATGGCAAGACGATGACCATCGAAGACTATCATAAGATGGTTGATGAATGGGATGACATTACTGTTCCGCCTTCGATCGTAGGCAAGCCACGAAAAACACTGATTGATAAAATCATGCGTTATCGCGTCATTGAAAGCCAAGTACTGGAGCACGAAGAAACTGATTATTCGATGCTGCCGTTGGTGTTTGTTGATGGCTCATCCATGATGGTCAAGACGCCAAAGAATGGCAATATTCGCCAAGTTTGTGTGCCGTACGTTTATCATGCGAAGGGCGCGCAACGCCTGAAGAACTTTGCTGGGT